GTTTGATGTTTTGGGATCACCCACAAAAAGGTGCTGGACGATTTGTTTTACAAGACCCTGTGACAAAAAATTATAGTATATCATCACCCTGGTTTGAAAGAATGAAAAAGCGATGTACTGAGCGAGAACTTGCACAGGAAGTTTTAGGTGAGGACTTAGAAGCTGGTGACACATTCTTTGATTTGTCACTGATTGATAGACACATAGCATTATTTGCAAGGCAACCAAAATCAAGTTGGAATATTAAATTAAAGGATAAAATACCTAATGCAGAAATCCCAAAGTTGCTTAGAAGGCGAGACACAAAAGCCTACGACATCAGAAAAGTTAAAGACGGCAAACTCGATGTTTGGACTGAACTTGTTGACGGACGACCAGATCAGAGCAAAACTTATATCTTTGGGATTGATACAAGCAAAGGACAGGGAGCCACCGAATCAGTTGTTGCGATTAAATGCAAACAGACTGGAGAGATTGTTGCTAAGTGGGAATGCAAATATACACCACCTTATGAGTTTGCCAGAGTGCTTATTGCCTTATGCCTTTGGTGCGGGGGAAGTAATCCACAACGATTGCCGTTTTTGAAGTGGGAAAATAATGGGCCGGGGTGGGATTTAGGTCGGTTATTGGTACATGATTTCAACTATCCATATTATTATCGCTCTGAAACAATCGGCAAAGTGGGGATAAAGAAAACAGATAAATATGGCTATCACATGAGCCGTGAGAGTAAAGAGTTGTTGTTGCGGGCTTATGAACGTGCATTGAAACAGGGCAAAATAATTAATCACGATGAACAAAGTTTAGAACAAGCTAAATATTATGTCTATATGCCAGATGGGAGTATAGGACCTGCTGAATTAATTGATAAAAAAACAGCAGAAAAAATATTACATGGGGATCGTGTTATAGCAGACGCATTAGCAACAGAAGATAAAGATGTTCCATTAAAACCAAAATTTGAAGGTCCAGCACCACCATATAAATCATTCGAGTGGAGATATAAACGTTTTAAGCGAAGTAAAAACAAACCAAAAAGTTGGAGAAAAAGATTTTCATTTGCTTGAAATTATGAAACCACTAAATCTTAAAGATAAAAAATTTGGTCGTTTGAAAGTTTTAGAATTTTGGGGAAGAAAAAACGCAAGACGGTATTGGAAATGTAAATGTGTTTGTGGCAATGAAACTGTTGTTGACACAACACATTTAAGACGGGGACATACAAAAAGTTGTGGTTGTTTGAATCGTGAATTACAAAAAAGGCGAGCAAAAGAAAAACAATTGCCAAAAGGGGTGGCATCATTAAATACATTATATACTTGTTATAAAATTTTAGCTGAAAAAAGAAATTTAGAATTTTCTATAAATAGACAGCTATTTGAAAAATTAGTTTTGTCTGATTGCTTTTATTGTGGCCAAAAACCAAATCAAAAAGGCGTAAGGAAAGATATTTTACACAATGGTGTTGATAGAATTAATAATAAACAAGGTTATATTTTAAGTAATTGTGTCCCTTGTTGTGCTTTTTGTAATGGTGCAAAATCAAATAAAACTAAAAAAGAGTTTTTAAGTTGGGTTGAAAAAGTGCATAAATATCAAAGTGGAAAAACAATATGAGCATAGAACTTACAGCAACCAAATTTAGCACAGCATTAAAAGAAGGATTCGAGCGATTGCGAAGATATAGACGTGCCCGTGCTATGTATGTTCGTGATTATTGTGGACAATATTACAATAGTGTGCGTGGTGTCACTGGTGATATGCCAATTAATCTTATCTTTCTGGCATTACGAATTTTAATACCAAATCTTGTAATGAAGGAAGGTGTTAATAAAGTTACCACTGATGTTTTGGCACAGAAAGAATATGCCAGTTTGCTCGGCCTTGCACTTGATAAATCACAGAAACAACGTAAGCTGCGGAAACTTCTAAAAGCCAGTTGTGTAGATATGACATTTGGAATGGCTGCGGCTAAAACATCTATTGCGGCCTCTGGTGAGTTGATACCATTGGGACAGGATGTCAATCTTGATCCTGGTCAAATTTACACCGATTTGGTTGATCTTGATGATTTGGTTTTTGACCCGCTTTGCAGAAGTTTAGATAAGGCAACTTTTATTGGTCATAATATTAGACTACCAAGACAAGTTTTACTTGATACTGATGGGTGGGAATCTGATTTAATAAAGCGGTTGCCATCTGCTACTGCACAGCCACTTGACACTAAACGAGTTGAGCAAATTACCCAAGAAAATAACTCTGACACAATGGGTGATTTACAAGATTATGTAAATGTTGTGGAAACTTGGATTCCAGATGCAGAAGCCATTGTTTATACTCCAAATCCATATCAAACAAGTTTTGCTGATTTTTTGAAAATTGACGATTATTATGGTCCGGCAGAGGGGCCATATACTTTTGGCAGTTTAACACCACCTGTTCCAAATAACCCACTACCAATTGCACCTGTGGGTGTGTGGCGTGATTTGAATGATATGGCCAACAAGCTATTTAAGAAAATAATGGAACAGGCTGATCGGCAGAAAGATGTTTTGCTTTATAATCCAAATCTTGCTGATGTGGCTGATGCGATTAGAGAAGCGGTTGATGGTGAAACTATTGCTTGTTCTGATCCTAAAGGGATCAATCTCGTATCTTATGGTGGCCAGAATCGAGACAATGAAGAAATGATAGGCCAGCTTAGAATGTGGTTTAATGTTCTGGCTGGCAATCCTGAGCAGATGGGTGGGATTTCAGCTTCAAGTCAGACCGAAACTGCTACTGAAGTGACGGCTTTACAATCTAATGCGGCTGTTGGGTTACAGGACATGCGAGATTCAACCTATGATTTTGCCGCCGATATTAGCAAAAAGGAAGCTTGGTATTTACATACTGACCCATTGATTAACTTACCATTAACTAAGCGAGTGACAGGTGGGCGGGAAATTCAAATCTATTTGACACCTGAGCAGCGGCAAGGTGATTGGCAAGAGTTGAATTTTACAATTAAAAAGCGGTCAATGGTAATAATTGAGCCAAATTTAAGAGCAAAGCGAGTGCTTGAATTTCATACTAATGTAGTGCCCGCTGTAATTGCGGCTGCTTATCAGGCAATGCAAATGGGCATAGCATATAATGTGCCGAGAGCATTGATGCAAGCGGCAGAGGAGTTGGGCATTGAAGATATGGTTAGTGAGGTGTTTGATGATCCAACATTTAGTAAGCGGATGCAATTATTTATGCAGATGGGACCACAAGATGCAGGTAAAGGCAATATGTTAAATACAAAAGCGGTTTCACAAAATGGTGGATTTCCAATGCAACATAACATCTTGACACCGAATCAGGAATTTAATCAGCAATCACAAGAGTTGGCCGGAATAGGTCAATCTGCATTTGGAGGAATATGATGGGAGGGAGAAGTACAAGGTTAAATCAATTGTTTGATAAATATAAGTCACAAGGAATGTCTGATAGTGAAGCTATGACAAAAGCTATATCCAATGCCCAAAAAGAAACTATGAACGCAAGGAAAGCTGACAAAAAGAAAAAGATGGAAGTTATTAGTAGAGCAGCCAAAGGTTTGAAATCTGTTTTTGGCCCAGGTCATAGTCCGGCTGGTAGAAAATATCTGGCAGGAAAGGTGAAAAAATACGGTAAATAATTTAAGTGGGGGGTTTATGCAAACTCATTTAATAGTTTGTAGAAATGAAGAAGCAATTAAATGTTTGTTTGGAATGTCAGAAGATTTATTTAAAAAAGCACGAATGGGAGAACCTGTTTCAAAATATTGGGCATTGGAAGCCAGTAAATATTTGTGTAATAAGGGATTGATTTGGGGTATAGATTTTGAGATTAAGAAAAAAGATTATTAGTTAGGAGATTTATGCCTGAATACAAGTTTGCTTGTGATTGTGGAAATCGAGAGTCAGTTATTTGGCCAATGAAAGATTCCGGCAAGATTCTTAAATGCTCTAAATGCGGCCAAGATATGTATCGGGAGTATAATTTTAGTATAGGTGGTGATACATATAGCAAACCAATAGTTAGTGATAGTTTGGCTATTAGCCCTGAACAAATTCCCGAACATAGACAACATTTTCCTGATGTAGAAGTGACACCAGAGGGGCAGCCGGTTTTTGAAAATTATAAACAACATGAAAGTTATTTACAAAAAACTGGCTTTGTTAAAGAGCGACAAAAATTAAAACCTAAAGGAAAGCGAGTTGCCAAGAAAAAAGCATAAGTCCAAAGATAAAAATGATTGGACTATAACTGATTGGGAAAATTGGCTGTGGCCAATGTTTTCCAAATATATTCGTTTACGAGATTGCTTGAAAACAACTGGTACAGTTTGGAAGGGTGCTTGTGTAAGTTGTGGAAAAATTTATAGGTTTGAAAAACTTCAAGCAGGCCATTTTATCCCTGGTAGAACACGGGCAATTTTATTTGATGAGTTTTGTGTTCATGCTCAGTGTTATAGATGCAATTGTAAATTGGACGGTAATTGGCCCCCATATTATCGTTTTATGCAAAAAGAATATGGGCAAGAAATAATTGAAAGCTTAATAGATAAACATGGACAAGATGCAGAATTAAATA